GACCCGTCGGGCCTTGGGTACCTTGTTCACCCTGTATACCTTGTATGCCCTGGATGCCTTGCGGCCCTGTTGGGCCGACAGCACCTTGTGGCCCTTGGCTACCCGTAGCACCTGTCGCTCCCGTCGCGCCTTGAGCGCCCGTGGGGCCTGTTGGGCCTGTTAAGCCGGTATTGCCTCGCGGTCCCGTTGGACCAGTCGCGCCTTGAACCCCGGTTAAACCGGGAGCACCGCGCTCACCGACCACCTCACCGACGTTGGTGACAGTACCATCAGAAAACGTCAGGATCAAGGAGCCGTCGAAATCTATCTTAGCGCCTACGATGGAGACGCCTGTGTTTCCATCGTCGCCATCTTTGCCGTCCTTGCCGTCGCGGCCATCTTTGCCGTCACGACCGTCAGCCCCGTCTTTACCCACAATGCCGTCTTTGCCATCTTTGCCAGGCTCACCCTGTGGGCCTTGCAGCTTCTCGACTTCATAGACTTTTGCGCGGATTTCGGGCAGCTCTTTACCGAGCAAAATGGCGATGGCTGCGAGCTTGGCCTCGACAGAGGCCCCAGACAGCAGGATTTTCTTGGCGTCCATCAGTCGCCTATGATGCTTTTAAGGAAGTCCTCGTCCTTTTTGCTTTGATTGGCCTTGTCAGCCATCTGCATCTCGACGATCTTGCCTTTGTTCTTGATGTCTTCTTCTTTGAGCATCAACTCAGCGATCTTGACCCGTTTGTCGAACTCAGCCGACTCGTTGCCTGTCGGCAGGTTCTTCGTTGTTGCTGAGATCACCTTGGCCTGCACTTCTTGCGGCATAAGCTGCGCTTCGGTCAGCAGCTTCTGAGCTTCCGCACGGTTCTGCTCGGCCTGTGTGGTTTGTACCGCGATCTGCGCCTGAGCCGCTTGCAGGGCCAACTGCTGCTGCACTTCTTGCATCTGCTGGGCCTGTGGGTCGGGCTGGCTCATCTGATCGAGCGCTGCCATCAGTTCGTAGCGGTTGCTCAGGCTGGAGTTGCCCAAGATGCCCTTCAAGATCAGCGGCAGCACTGGAGTGTTTGGCCCCAGTGTCTGCAACAGACCAATGAACTGCTGCTGCTCGTACTCGCGGGCGATGATGCCCAGCGTGGCCGTCGGCACGAACTTCATGTCCACGCTCGGGTAGCGCTCGGGGTCGAACTGCATGTACCGGAACGCCGCCTTTTGGATGAACGGGATCAAGAAGTCTTCTTGGAAGTTGACCAGCGTGCGCTTGTACTTCTTGATGATCGTGGCCACCGCCATGCTCATGCCCGCACCGTCTCGGCTGACTTGGCTGACCATGCCTTGGCTGTCCAGCGTGCCAGTGGCTTGCAGCAGCATACGCTCGAACTCTTTGGCCGTGTTCAGGTTGTTCAGACTCGTCTCGCCGAACTTGAACGGGTACAGAATCTCGGCTGGGTTGCCGTTGACCATGAACGCTTTGCCGGGCTTGACCTCAAACCGAGCGCCGCGTGGCAGACGAGTGGCATCCATGCCCATCATGGGGCTGGTTGTCAGCGCCAGTGAGTCCAAGTGCGACCTGACCTGAGCGTCAATCGCCTTTTGCATGTTGTAAGACTTCTCCACCGTGCCTCGGCCCAGCAGGCGGTTTGGCACAGTGTCGTCTTGGTACGTCAGGACCGGGCGGTCCTTCATCATGTAGGGGTTTTCTTCTGCTTTGAGCAGCAGATTGTTGTTGGCGATGACGACAATCGCCTCCACCATGTCCGAATAGTCCTCGGCAGCCGAGTCGTCAGGGAACAGTTCCTCGACCTCGACGTCTTTCTCCGTCAGGTACTCGCGTGGCACCAGGCCGTAGTACTTCAACAGCAGCACTTTTTCGTCGCGGTACTGACTCAGCTCCTGCGTCGGCTCCAGATCAGTGTCTTCATATGTCGGTGTGATGTCCACCTTGCGGTAGATACCCTTTTCGATGCCCTCGACGATCTTGTGGATGCCCACATATGACTCAATCGCCACGCCCATGCAGTCATCCACAGACGTGCCGTTGGGGTCGAACAAGAAATTCTTGGGGTTGATGGGGTTGATCTTGACCGCAATGCGGCTTTTCTCGACCACACCGATGGCCGCTTGGCCGGGTTGCCCTGGAATCGCCTGAGTTGCTGGCTCGAAGATCTTTTCCGTCTTGACGATGATCTCGCCGATGCCCGTGCCGTAGATTTCGGCCATCAGCTCGATCTGATCGATCGATTTTCTGATTTTGTCCTGCTTGAAGTCCTCCATGAGCTGCGCTTTGAGCTGCTCAACGTCAATCGGGTTCTGGTTTACGTCCCGCAGGTCGTCTTCGATGTCGAAAAAGTCGCCCTGGCCAAAAATGGCCTCCATGATCTCAGCGTGCCGAGTCTCTACAGCCTGCTGAGTGGAGGGTGTGACGATCCTTGAGCGCTCAGAATCTCTCGTCTTGTCTTCCGCTGCCCATTCGCCGCGGAAAATGCGCTCATACTCAAGATAATCATCAAGATAGTTGGTGTCGCGCCAATCTCTCCAGCGCTGGCAATGATCAACGACGAACGCCGTCAGTTCCTTGTCGTTTTCTGTCGGCTGATCGAACTCATTTTGATCCATTTTTGACCCCTATGTCGGTGGCTATACCCCCGATATTACATCCATCGGCTGCCAGTCCTCGTCATCAGCGTCTTCAAAGTAGCTGGTGACAGCCAACTGGTCGATGTAGGACAGCGCATCCGGCAAATCGTCGTGAACGCCTTGCGATGGGAACAAAAGAAGTTGGTCCACGAATGTGTCCCAGTCCTCTTCGCTGTTCAGGACGATTCTACCGTGCTCGAACCGCCCCTGCAATGACCAAATCACCCGGTCTGTTTTCTTCCGGTTGCCGTGTGTCAGGTCCACGATGTGGCTGTAGACGTTGTTTTTTCTCATCAGGTCGGACAGATACGGCAGAACCGCGTTTTTCAGCGCTCCTCTTTCGATGCCGATGGATAGAGGCCTGTAATCGCGCATCTTCATCAGTATCTTGGCAGCCGTCTCGCGGATGTCCCAACGTCCGTGCTCAATCTCTTTGACGAACCACTTGCCGTCGTCGGTCACTTTGACCACCGCAATCGCCGACTCGTCCAGCCTTTTCTTGCTGTTGGCCGCCTGCTTGGCCACTTCTTCAAACCCAGCCAAGTCCACGGCCACGAAGTAGCTGCCATACTGAGGCTCTTCGCCGTACTTGATCCACTCCTCTTTAAACACATCCGCGCCAGCGTTGCTGAAAGATGCAAGGTATTCCTGTTTGAACGCGAAGGTGCTCAGGGTCTTTTTGGCGCTTTCGATCTCGGTGGGGTCGATCAGCGGGTTGTCTTGCGTCGTGAAGTGCCAGCTCTTCCAGTCGCTGTCCTGGTCGTCTTGCCCCAACTTCCACAGGTCGTGAAACCAGTTGCGCCCTTTTGGCGTGCCGATGAACATCCCTCGGCCCTTGCGGTCCGACAAGGACGCCCGAATGACCTGCTCCCAAGCCTCTGGCTTGATGTCGGCCACCTCGTCCAGAACTGCGTAGGTCAAACTTACACCGCGCAGCGTGTCCGGACGGTCCGCGCCCCTGACGTAGATACGCGCTCCGTTGACCATCGTGATGTCCAAGTTGTTCACGTGGCTTGACTGGATCACCTCCCGTCCGAGGTCCAGCAGCAGGTCCCATATGATTTGCCTCGACTGCCCCATCGTCGGGCTCACATATAAAACAGCTGAACCCGGTGGGCACTTGAGCGCCTCGATGATCAGAGTCGTCGCCGCTAGTCTGCTCTTCCCACAGCGCCGCCCTGCGGCAATCACTTTGAATCTATGGTCGTCGGCGTAGACTTGCTGCTGCCACGGCAGGAGGGAGAAATTAAGGTCAGACATCGGTAACATCCTCCGCCGGGATCACTTGAGGTTGTTCACCAAGACCTGTGATGTTGATCGTGATGGCGCTGCGCTGACTCTTGTCCTTCTCGAACATGCTCACTGGCAGCGTCCTGTCCATGCACATCTTCAGCGCCGCCATCTGACCTGGGTGGTCGTCGTTGAGCGCAATCTGGATCACTTTCTCCGCGACGT